GGTATATCTTGCCAATTTGAAGCTGTTGTAAAACCGTAACTGTTGATTCAATTTCTTCATCATGCCTTAGTTTCAGCATTTTGATTCTTGCCAGGTTTCGTTTTTTATCACATTCGGGTTGGTTAATCGCCATTGCCCCATCAATCTTCCCAAGTTTAGAAATATCTTCAGCCCAGTCCCCTTTTTGAATATCCTTACCAGTCCGGGCAGTGTTTGATTGTGAGCCAGTCACTACTGCAATTTTCCTATCCCCTGCAATAGCCTTATGTCCGGCCCATATGCCGGAGATGCTATGTCGATACTGACCATATTGATCCTCCGGTAAGAATTCATCGGCATAATCTGTCACCAATACATCCACAATAAAATTTTCGTAATGCTCTAAATTATATAGATAGGCTTTCATTTCGGATATTGTTAAGGTCTGGGGCGGATATGAAACCAATTTAATTTTACCAGATCGTTTTAAAAACTGTTGCATTTTATTTGCTTTTTTCAGAACTTTGGCGGCACTTATTTCTTCCCTGGTAATTGTTCTCCACCAGGAATTCATATCAAATTTGTAGGTGCCTTTGCATTTGGTGCATGGAACATAATTCCTGGGAGCTGTTTCAAAAGTGGGTTTCTCACCATCCTCTTTATTCGGATTCCATAACGGTATTTTTGATTCTCTTTTTGAACATTCACCGATTTGATTCAAAGTGCAATCAAACACCGGCACCCTTATATTCCCGGCATACTTTTTCTTGGGTAGACCGGTTATCCCTGATTGAATTCGTTTGATCATTTGTCGCTCTGTCATTTCCAAAGACACAAAGACGACATTTAGCCCAGCCATAGCAGCTCGTTCAGCTATCCACCATAGCCACCATGTTTTGCCAATTCCCTGTTGTCCTATGACTCCGAATAAATGATTACGTTCAAATGGCCCGATTGTTGCCCCAAGTTCGCCGGGTAATTGAAAAAGAATATCTGAGGATTGAGGATTGAATGCATTTTTCAAAGCTTCTTTATCTCGTAAAGGATCAACACCTTTTGCTCTCACCCTCTCAACTCTTTCAAATCCTTTTAGCAATGCCTCTGCTTCTTCTATCCTGCCAGCTGTTACAGCCCTGGATAGATCATATTTGATACTTTGCAGATGAGACAATCTGAAATGTTTTTCCGCACTATCCAAAGCATATGCGGCATTGAATTTTGGGCCTCTGGAATATTCTTCCGATAATTGTGATAGGAATGATTCAATATTGTCTGCTACTTCTGGGGATATATCTGTGTCTTTTTTGCTTCTGAAAATATCCTCAATATGCTGGCCGGGGGCACCTTCGTATTGGTCAAAATATTCTATGCACCATTGCCCTATTATTTGCGAGTCCTTTGCCAGCAGGCAGGTCGGGGTCCACATTGACCTAATACCCGATAGAAAATCATTACTGATGATCATGCCCGTTAATATATTCCGCTCAATTTTAGCATCCGGAGGGTTTCGTCGATTAATTGCCATTATGAATTATCTCTCAAATTTATTTGATATATGCGGGTCTTTTCTCCTGATTTAAACGGCTTGTTGAATTTAGTATATCTTTTCCCCGAATAAATAAAAGATGGTTCTAATTCACTTCTATATAAAAATATTTTTTCGACCTTTATAGATCCAATATGATCTGTGATTATATCTCCAATTTTTACAGAATTATTTTTTTCTGCATATTGATACATTAATTTAGTTATATCTTTAAATGCCTTTTGTTTTATTTTTTCGCGTTTATTAATATATTCTTCTATCTTCATTTTTGCTCTCCCTTTGTTATTCGCTCAAATTTAAACGATAATTTTTTATCTATACCCTTATATACATTTATAGTAGATCGTTTAAATACGGCCCTATCCTTTGGCCGTAAGTAAGGGTTTAAAGGTTATTTAAAAGCTTTTTTAGAACTATTAGAGGATTTAGGGTGGAACCATCGGATTGTATCTGATCCCAGATGTCTTTTAAATATTTTTCAAACACCCAGCCTTTTATGTTTAGTTGCCAGGCATCATTCAAAACAATACTGGAGGTTTCAATAAATTCGATATAACGCTGCCAAAACATAGATGTGAACCGGCCTGACCCATTTAGACTTCTTGGATCAACCTTGCCCTCCATCCTTTTAATTTTTATTTTCATTTCGCGGACAAAAGGGAATAGGCCATCCAAAACCCGGTCAACATCACATTCACTTGGAGGGGTTCTATCCATCCATATATTTGCCTTGATAAATAATGCTGCCATATTTGGATGATTAATTATTTTTTGTTCTGATAATTTCTTTGGTGGATTATTCATGACTTGCAAGAACAGGGAATTTCTTTGCGTCGAATTATATAATAAACCTGGCAGGGATTTGATCCAGGGATTATTTATTTTATTTGGGGGCCAATAATCGTTCTGAGAATATTTAGATAGATGCTCAATTCCAGTACATAATTCTTCTTCGGTCCATTTACGGGTTAAAAAGGAATTTGGAATTTTATTCTTTTTTAACCAGATAGAATTTAAACCGGACATTTTACCGGTCTTTAATTGAGTTAAATATTGATGAATGGATTTGATTGTTTTGGAGGGATTTTCTAAATCTAATTTATGGGTTGTTGTTGATAGATTTTTATTCCATTGATTAATTATATTTATCACGTAACCGGGTATGGAATGATTAATGGAGGTTTTTCTTATATCTTTTCTTCTAAACTTTTGTTGTAATTGTAATCTGTCTCTGGAAGTTCTTTTCCTTCTTGGAATTAAAGAATCATTTGGGGTTTCGTTAGAAACCCTTTTAAATACTTCTTTAGAAGTATTAGTATCTATATTAGTATTATTAAAATTAGTCTTATTATAATATAGATTTAGTTCTTTAATGTTTAAACCTTTAATTTCTAAACCTTTAAAGTTTAAGTAATTAAAAAACTGTATTAGCCGATCTTCATTAATGAAATACCAATATTTAGGAGGGATGTTTCTGCGTTCTGCAAGTATAAAACCCCATTCTTTAAAAGAGTTTAAAATTTGACGTTGTTGGAAACTTGATAACCTGATTGTTTTTTCAATACGGACTTGTTCTAAAAAGAAATATCCATCTTCTGGCATTTTATTTTTTTCGATTAAATAATTATGCCATTCAAGAAGGATAGATAAAAAACATGACATATCCGCACCAAGATGTTTCAAAAAGATTTTATTTATTGATAAAAAACCACCACCCGCTAAAATTCTCTCTCTTTTTTGATTGCTCATAATTCTCCTGAAGTCCATTTGCTCATTATTGATAATCAAGCGTGGGCGAAGGGATGAGCGATCCCTTCGCTGGTCATATGGCCATATGACACGCCCGAAAAATACATCTACTTTTATATTATATAAATTTTTTAAATAATTTTAAAAATAATTTAATTTTTATTAATCTGGCTGGGTGTGGACCTCGATATCATTCAGATCCTCTTTTGATTTTACTTGTATCATTTTTCCGCCCGCTGTTGAATATTTTTCTTTGGTTTGTTCTTCATAGGACCGGCTTTCATAGTGAAACCTGATCCCGTTTGGGGCGGCTACATGACAAATGAAATTAAACATGGTCATAGATTTTAAGGTTTCTGTGCTTTCCATATCTCCGCCTTTGCATTGTTGTAAGGAATGATCCAGGGAGTGAATACAATCAATTACATTTTCTGTTAATTCTTCTCTTGTTTTACTATCCATTTTTATTTCTCCTTTGTTGTTTGCCCACAAGTTTTGCAGCAGGTTCCTTTTATGCTTATTCGTTTGACTCCGGCTCCGAGATTTTCAACCTTTGGAATATATCCCATTTTTGCTATATTTGTTATTAACCATTGGGCAGCGGGATTGTAAGAAAGGATTATTGGGTCAAAACCATTGGACTCAATCGCATTCAATTTATCGCGTATTTTATTCAACCAAACAGAATTTAAACCTCTTCTTGCCATAATTCATTTCTCCTTTGTTGCAGGGGTCATATTTTCGCCGGCGCATATTGGGCATTCATCCAGCCAGGACATGTACCATAGACTATGTTTTTTACAGTATAGTGGTTTATCACCACAATGGACTGCGGCCAGGTCAACAGATTTTATAGCAAATCCCACATCAGTTTTTTTGCTTCCTCCTGGCTTAGTTCGCCGGGATCTTTTCCTTGGTTGTTTTATGGTAGTTGACATTTTGTTGCCTCTTTTTTTAAGGCGTTATATACATTTTTAGAAATAGCCCCACTCAGAATCCAATTTAAAAAATCGTTTGGGTTGAAAATTTGGAAATCTTCATCTAATGCTAATTGACTTAAAACATTATTTGTCAAAATATCACCTTGTTCAAGTGCTTCTTTGATATCGTCAATGGTAGCTTTTGACAATGGTTTCCCGATTAATTTTTTATATAGCCTTGTTCTTGCGCCGTAATTTATTTGCTCAAGAGATCTTGGTTTTTTATTCTTTTTGTTCGTTACTGTCACTGACATTTTGACGGCATTTTTTCTAAAATCAAGTAACGCTCCAGACCATATGTTATATTCGATGCTGTCCGGGATTTTAAACTCAAACCAGAGATCCCCTTCATATTCATCCTTTGGCCGTAATCCATTTCCATCTGAATACGGTTTATCACCAGCATACTCGGTTATGGCCTTGTCTATCTCCGCTAAGAGATAGATTTTTTGTTCTTTTGGGGATAATCCAAGGTTAAAAAATTCTTTTAAAGTAGGTCGTGCATTAATTGGTTCGCTTCCTTTTGTCCTAACTCTCCCGGATCTTTTCCTTTGTCGTCCTCTAATATCTGACATTCTACACCTCTTGCGGTTAGTTGGTAGTAAAGTTTCTCAGCCTGAATCTGGGCCTGTTCTTCTGGGTCAAAAAAAATAAAGACTTTTTTATATTGTGACAATAATTGCATCTGCGGTTCTGAAAAGCCGATGCCGAATAATCCTACTGCCCCCGGCCCTAATCTCCAGACATCGGGCGGGCCTTCTACGACAATACAGGTATCTCCGGGCACTTGATCTTGGCCATATAGCAAAAATTTATGGTGGTATATTTCGTTGTCTTCCGGACAAGATTTGTATTTGGGTTTTGTTCCGGATTGAACGGCTCTGGTAGTGAAACTGACCATTTTATGTTTATTAAATATAGGGATGAAAATCCTGAAGGCATACGGCCCGATATGATCTGTTGCTTTCAAATTCCATATGGTGGCTAATTTATCAGGATCATAATTTTTGTTTTCAAGATATGCTCGGGCGAACGGTCCCAGGGGCATTAATGAGGGCAACTCCAATTCATCGGCATATTTTCTATTTTTGAATCTTGGTCCTGGTTCTCCTGATGAATACTTTTTGATAATTTCATTGGTTTCTTTTGGGCTGGTCTTGAGCAGGGTTGATATGACTTTGTACAGGGAATGGCCCCCGCATCGCCAGCAGGCATAAAACCCACCAGCAATGCAGAAACCCCCATGCCAGCCCGGATTTCCTGAGCAGAAAATACAGTGGATCTGAACCCATCCTCTCCGGGAATGTTTGGGGTCATTGTCTGTATGATCGACCCCATAATTTTCTAAAAATATCTTGGCATCAAACATTTATTTTACTCCTGGGTTTGTTATATCGTAATCGGCCATCCAAGTTCGCCATGGGAAGGTTTTGAGCATTACAAGCCCGGTCATCCTATGCAAGCAATAACTCATCTCGTCTTCCTTTGTTTTAAAGGTTCTTTTCAGCGGATTATATTTTGCCCGCCATTTCTTCAGTCGCTCATCTTTTATGTGTTCTGCTTTCTGTTGTGCTTTTGATTTCATATGTTTCCTCCAATGCATTTAGCGTATATCGCACGATAATCTATTTTTAAAGGCTATATATGTATTATAGATTATCACGCGATAAATTTAAAATTAACTGAATTTGCGGAACAGGATTTCGTGTTTGGCTTCCTTTGCTTCTTTCAAAATTTTTGCAACAGCCAGTGCCTGAATTCTGATTTTTTCTCGCTGTACGTTCATTGCTTTAATTCTTTTTCCTGCTGCCTTAAATTTTTTTAGTCGTGATAGCATATACACGGGCATAGGCGTCATATCGCTGAAGTCACGAAACAAAGTTTCCCGGAGATTTGTTGCTTTTTGGGCTTTGTTTCTCTTCTGCTTCCTTGCCATCAGCCGCCTCTGTCCCTTAGTTTTTTGCTTTCCCATGATTTAATTCTCCTTTTGGTTTGAAAATAAAGATTCCTGAAAAGATTCCTAATCCTGCTAAATTCCATATCCAGTGGTCAGCCTCTGCCCCGGCCAGGCACAGTCCGAAACAGAAGCACATTCCACATAATATATTCCTGATCATTCGCCCTCCTTTTTCAGTTAATAATCGGAGCCGTTTTTCAATGGACACCAATCGGGTATTACATCATGATTTATAATTCTATGATACCAATGAAACTTCCAGTCTTTGTCTTTGCATTCTGAACGATATTCTGGGTATTCCCTTTTGAATTTGTTTTTACTTTCTCTTATTTTGCAAGCATTATCATGTTCACAGATAGTTCTTGCTCCACCATAGGTGAAGGATCCACTATGGCCAACATGATGACAGGCCCGGCAAGTATTTATGGTTTTTGTAATTTTCATTTACGCCTCCAATTCTTTTATTAATTCGGTTAACAGGGATGTTTTCGAAACTTCTTCACCGTCCAATACCTGGCCCAGAACTTTCATTTTGGAATCAAGTAATGTGGCAATTGATTCCTCAATGGTGCCTTTTGCAATCAGATAATATGCAAATACTGAATCGGCTTCCTGCCCAATTCTATGCACTCGGTCTTCAGCTTGAATATGTTCTGCTGGTTTCCATCCTAATTCGATTGTTACTGTTGCAGCGGCAGCGGTCAAGGTCAGGCCAACACCAGCGGCCTTAACATTGCCTATCAGCAATCTGACATTGGGATTTTCCTGGAATGCATCCTTGTTTGCTTCCCGTTTTTTTAATGAGGTTTTGCCATATATTGAAACGGCAATATCCTTAAAATGTTCCATTAATTTTTCAAGGATTTTGGTATGGACACAGAATACAACCAGTTTATCATTCATTTCAAGATATCTTTCGATCCATTCAATACATCCATCAATTTTGCCTTCAATGGATAGTTGTTTCAGCTTCTCGATAGCCACCAATTGTTCTGCTTCAGCGGCTTTGTCTGCGGCTTCCTGCCCACTTGTTTCCTTGATGTAGGCCAGGATATCCCCTGCGGCGATATCGTATTGTTTTCGGTTGTTGATATCGACAGTAACCACCATCCGGTTCTTGGGCGGCAATTCCGGCAATACATCTTTTTTTAACCGCCTGACCATAATAGTTCTGCTCAGTTTTTCATAAAGCTCTTTGGTGTTGGTTGCTCCGCTGAAATCCCATCCAAATCCATTATGTTTGGCACCACAAAATTCTTGGGCATATTTCCAATAGGAAGGAAATATTGTTGGATTGATAATTTTGATCGGATTAAAAAATTCCACCGGCCTGTTTTCGATTGGAGTTCCAGACAACCCCATAACATTGGGTATCTTTTTTGCCAGCCGCGTACAGGCTTTGCCCCGGTTCGATTTCAGATTTTTGATATATTGGATCTCATCAAAAGTAATGGATTGTGGATTCATTTTGACTAATTGATCACCCCAGCCGGTATTTCTCTGCTCTACTGATTTTATTTTCCCGGTATATTCGTCTTTTACTTTTTCATATTTGTTCGGAATGATGTCATAATTAATAACAATTATTCCGTCGGTAGGGGTCTTTTTTGTTTTTGTCCATCTGCCTGTCAAGGAATAAACAGGTTCATTAGGCAACCATTTATTTGTTTCCTTGATCCAATTAGCCTTCAAAGATGCAGGGCAGACAACGATTGCGGGTCTTGCTTCAGGATGCCGGTGAAGCCAGCATAACGCCTGAATAGTTTTTCCAAGTCCCATCTCATCCGCTATCAATGCTCTGCCGTTGCGGGATTCGACATATTCAACGCCTTTTACTTGGTAGGGCCTTGGGGTCAGACCTTCCGGCAAGCCTTCGATTTCGTTTATATCAATGTCTTTGTGCTGATATTTGTTATACCATTTATCGACATCCGGAGAAAGATCGAAACCCCAATATCTCAGGTTCTCAATATTTTCTAAGGACAGCGGAGCAGACCATTTTTTGGTCCCACTGTCCCATTTCCGCCCGTCCAGGGATTTGACATTGTTTAATGTTTGCTGAAATCTTGAATCCCCGCGTGGATAGGAGAATTTCATTACGAGATTGAGGCCCTCAACAGTTGCTTCCTGAATGGCTTTTTGTTCAGTTTCAGGTTTTTTTGTAGTCTTGGCATTCTTGATTTTATCACCGACAACTTCAACGGGGATGGCTTTTGCTTCGGCATCTATTGCCTGCGCGGCATACTTAACCATGTTCCGTCTGACGTACACCATCTGCTTTTCGGATAATCGGCCTCGATTCAAGAAGTTCCGAGCAATGGAGGTCATAAAATTTGCATCAGCAGAATTAAAGCCAATTGAATTTTGATGAACCGTATAGTGTCCGGCTTGTTCGTCTGATTCCTGATTATTGTAAATGGCAACCAGTACTCCGATTGCCCAGCTATCATCGGTTTTGATTAGTTTTTTCAATTTGTCTTTTGTCATTATCCAGCTCCTTTGTAGGCTTTATGGATGAGTTGATGTTAAATGGCCCCAATATATTTGGCGGCGATTCTGATTTGTTCGGTTGCTTTTTCAAGTCTTTGGTCAAGATGTTTCACTTTTTCGTCCGATTCGATTTTACCCAATCTATTCGCTTCGCGTTGTTCTTCTGTCTGGGTTAGTTTGTTTTTGGTGTGGTTGTGGGCTAATTTTTCTATGTCTAATTCTCTTTCTTTTCTATGGAATTTGGCTTCCATATTTTCATTTTGATTTTCGAGATCTGTAATCATAAGAAGGTCGTCAAGTCCTCTATCTTTTCGAATTTTGAGTTCATTTTGGAGACTGATGATTTCGAGCCCACTGCTTATGATTGCCATTTCCATTTTGTAGGGCAGGGCCGGAAAGATATCGTCCAGAATTTTCTGTCTCAGCCATTCTGCATTAGGTCCGGTAAAAAAATCATGTAAATAATTATTGGGGTGCAGCAGGTACTCCCGTTCCAGCCGGCCGATGATTGCTATCTCATCGGCCTTGGTCATATCATTTTCGATCTTGAGCATAAACTTTTTCATTATTCATTTCTCCTTTTTTATTTTCTAATTTTGCTATTTCAATTTTAAAGCATTCCTTGCATATGCCGTGTGTGATATCCATGCCGGGTTCTTGTTTAATATTTGTTGCCTTGCTGCCCATGTCTTTTCCGCACCAGCTACACTTGATATAAATTTTAAACATTATTCATTTCTCCTTATAAGATTCTGTATGGTTAGCAGGGCCAGATTGGCCCGTTTTGGGCTCCAATCTATTTCTTCAGTCAAGTACCTTAATAGACGGCGCCGGGTGATTTTTGGGCATGTCACTTCGTTACACATCCGATATAATTTATGGGGCATATCGAAAATCAGGTTGATAATGATAATCACATCTGAATCAGATTTTTCAATTTGATCCTTGAGGGCTACCCGTTTGAGCTGATTGTAATTGTCTTTGGAAAGCAGATCCGGGTCACCTCCTGGTTGTTCAATAGACGGCTTTGTGAATTTGCATAATCTCCAATTAATCAGGTTATACAAATGGGTACAAAATCCGCATTTGCTGGTATCAGGATCGTATGTCCTGAGGGCTTCGACATATGCCCAATTGGCTTCCGAAAACAAATCATCAAATTCAAAGCCAACCCGTACATATCGCCAGGCCAGCTTATAAACCAATTTTTCATATTTTTCATATTGATCCATTTGACGGGACCTCCTTATTATTAAGCGGGTTTAAAGGTATGAATTACAGATCCTCGGTCAGCTACAACCCTATTCCCATTTTTCAAAATAGTAATTGTGACGTCTTCAATATTAGCAAGGGCCGATTTGCTTTCACCGGTATCAAATTTCCAGTGTCCGTAAATTATATTGTTT